CAACGGTGTACATGCCGTTGGCAAGATCCTTAGCCGATATGCCGACCTCGCCGGACATCTTCAAGATGCCGTCGCCTACCATGCTGATATTCTTCGTCGACTCGCCGGCGGTCGTGGTGAGTCGCGTCATTTGCTGCTGAAAATCCGCCGCTGCACTGATTGCCTTGCCACCCATGATCACAGCAGCGGCGCCAGCGGCCAACCCAATGTTCTTTAAACTCAGGATGCCGCCTGATTGGGCAGCGGTTGCGCGTTCCTGAGCGTCCTTCTGAGCCGTCGTCGCGGCCGTCACCCGGGAGTCGGCCACGGCTGTGCTATCGGCCGCCGTGGCGGCGGTTCGGCGAGCTGCAGCGAGCCGTTCATTAGCCGCAGTCAGCTGCGTCGCCGTGACGTTGTCCTTGTTCATGATATCGATCAAGGATGTCTCGGCGACCCGCACTCGGCCCTCTGCGGTTTCCTGAGAATCTTTGGCCTTGGCCAAGGCCAGCGTAGACGCCGTAACCTTGTCCTGCGCCGCAGCCAAACTGGCCGCGACAGCGGCGCCGGCCTGCTTGCCGCCAAGGCCAAGCGCCGCTGTCATCTCCGCCGAGACCTGTTGACCAGCTCGTGAGCCCACACCAACCAGGCCCTTGAGCAACGCCGGAGCGAAATTCGCCATGCTGGGCAGGACGTCAACCCACGCGACGTCATCAGCCGAGCTAACAGCCATGGCCGATCACCTCTTATCAGGTAGTGGATTGAAATTCGCCAGACTACGTAGGTGCGCTACCGCAGCCGCGTACTGTTCGTCGGTCAGCCCTTCTCGACCACCGATAGCCTTCTTAGCTTCCTCTTGACCCGGCCGTGGGAACGGCTTAGGAGAAGCGAGGCCCTTAGCCCCATTCGACTTCATTATGCCGACACCTACGTTGTTAACAGCATCGATCACATGCGCCATCAAGTAGTCAGTCACGCCCCATGGAAAACCCATGGCCCGTGCTCGTGGCCCGGATGGCGGTAGATTGATGACCATTGCCCTCAACTTTCGCAATGTGATCTTGCCTCGCCAGAACTCGGCGATAACATCGAAGCCATATGTCGCCAGTAGGTCTACCTCAGTTGCTTCCGAGTCCGGCGCGAGGATGTCAAAGATTGAGTAGGGTTTCCGGCATCATCAACCGAGTTAAAATCCTGTGCAGACTGCCTAATCAGCATCAAGAGATGACCTGCTCGACCGCCAAGATCCTGAAACTTGTCCCACTGCTCTTCGCCGAAGTACGCCACGCCAGTTTCATCGTTGGTAACCGCCGCGCCGATACGCTCCTGCTCTTCATCGGTCAGGAACGCCGGATGAGGGATCTCGAACTGCTCACCCTCGAACGTGAACAGCAACCTGTCACCAGCGTGACCAAGCGCCTCTTCGCGCTGCTTGACCATCGCGCTGAGATCGTACGTGCCCTTTTCCGACATGATGATCGTTTCTCCTTGTGCTGAGTGCCCTGGATTGAGTGCCCTAAGGCGGTAGCGTAGCGCGGGCACTCGGACACCACGCTACCGCCGATCTTGGGTCAGGCCGGAATCGACCAGCCTTCATTGAACATACGGCGAACCGCGTAACCGGTAGCCTGATCATCGTACGCCGTCACGGTGAACTCGTAACCGATCATCGCGTCCGCCTTGTACGTGACGTTTCCACGGTCGGTAACAGCAGCGTTCGGCAGGATGAATCGGCGCTGCTTAACACCATCAATGATGTCAAAACCCATAGCGCGAAGGTCCTGTTGTGGCTTGCCGCCTTCGTCGAACTGGATCGCGGCAGTCGCACCGGATCCAACCGCCACCATGTCGTCCGCGTGCTTGCGGTAGAACAGGCTGATGGTATCGAAGCTGGATTCCCACGCGGTGAACTTATACGTGGTCGTACCCTTGGTCACCTCAGTACGAACCGGCGAGTTGGACTGCCACGGAATGAAGTCCGTAGACGTCTCGTTCGTCTGCTCGATAACACCATCGCTCGAAATCCATCCGAGCGCGACCCATCCAGTGGGCCAAGCAGCGAGACCGACCGGCAGAGTGGTGCCGAGGTCCGCCACGTTCACAGTTCCCGTGACACCAATTCGCGTCAGCGTGGAATCGCCTGCGGGGCTGGACATTTAAATCACTTCCTTTCGGCTTAGCCGGCCGTTGCCGGTCGAACATACATCGACATGGTAGAACCGTATCGACGAATCTTTTCATTCCAATCAGGTCGTGGGCTGAATGTCGACACGCGAACTCGCGTGACTTGTCCAAATTCCGATGATTGGTTTTGTAGCCCCGGCAGAGCATCAACACACTGTCGAGACAAGTTCACAGCATCTTCGCGAGTTGGGCCGAAGCAATCAATGTCTAGCGCCACATCCCAGCAAACAACTGGTCCACCCCATGTCACGAGAGCCACATTGCCAGGTAGCGCGTTCACCCAGATATATGACTGCGGGTCATCGACGCCGTCGCCACCGAAGTTATCCGGTAGGTCAGTCGAACAAGGCACGTCCGGTATCGCCGTGGTCAGAAATCCGACCACGATCGCTTCCGGCTCAGGTGCCTGCGTCATAACTACTTCTGCTCCTCGGCTGGGTTGGCGTCAGCGTCCAGCTTCGCGGCTTCCTTGGCCAACTCAGCCGCCGCTACGGCTGCCTGACGACGAGCGGCTTCGCCGAGGATGCGCTCACCGGTAGGCGAAGGCGCGCCCGTGGTCGTGGTTCCGGCGCTTTCGGGCTTTTCGGTCCATTCGATCGCCCGCCCACCCTTCACCATCTGTCGACCTACCGGATCCGGAACGGTCATGATCGACCCTTCCCGGAAGCCGAGACCGCTCGGGTTAGCAATGATCTTGACTCGCATCACAAAGGCCCTTCCCCATAGATCGTGCGGCCAAGAATCCGTGACCGCGTAGTCCAACTGGTTCCGTGTTCAGCCGCGCCGTTACTCGACGTAACCCGAGCGTATGACCGCCCCTCGGGCCGCGTTCCCTGCGTAATCGTGATCTCAGTGGCAACGCGATCCTGAGCCGCTCGTGTTCGAGCTTCATCAGCCAACTTGGCGGCTTTCTTCAGTATGGCAGCACGGACAGCAGCGGACTGTACGATGTCATCCCATACATTCTTAGGTAGCCTCATCCTGTCACCCGCTGAATCAGTACCTCGGAATGGTTCACATGACCGGTTCGATTGCTCACCGCGCTCGGCCACTGCTCTGGCGTAGCTGCCACGCTCCACACCGAGCCGTCCCACTTGATTCGATCATTAGAAGCACAATCGATACGAACGCCACGGCGGCTAGTGATCTTGTAGCCCGTGAACACCTGATCTCGTGGCAGCGATGAAAGATCGGCTTCTGTGCTGCTGAACGGAGTCACACAAACACGGGCATACACCGTTTCTTCAGCGGTCGACCAGTCCCTTTGCAAGTTGCCCTGTTGATCCTTAGTGCCTGAGGGAGCATGTTGTACTGTGATCGTCTCTGTGAACAGCGACATATCGATCACAAATCCCAAGGGAAAGGGTGGAAACACGATCCGGGAAGCGTTGCCCGCGCGTCATCCGGCCAGTATCCACCATCAAACGTACCGGCCAGCGCCGGAGGGAAGTTACCCAGAGGCGCCGCTTCAGCGAATGGATACCGGCGAGACAAGTTTGTCAAAATCTGCTCAACCCGTTGCGCGGGTGCGCTTCCCCACGTACTTGACGCCATGCCAGCTTGGTTACTGATCATCATAGTCGGGTTGTCGTACGACAGAACGGACAACTCGAGCCAATCCGCCCAGACGTCTTGTGGCACCGCGTCTGGTATAGCAGTGAACGAAGTCCTGCCTATGATCCAGCCAGCGGCGAGCTGAATTGCCTTTTGCGCTTGCTCATCGATCACATCGATTTGCATAAACGCGGCAATGTCATTGCCCGTCACTGGAGGTTGGAAGGCAGGGCTTGTCATCGCTGGCTGAACCTCGCAATCAGGGCTTGCTTGGTCATCAAATCAGCTTCCTCGAAGCTGATCCGCAGAGCTTCGGGCGCGCCGTTCGCCGCGTAGTTGACCCAGTCCGCTTTTGGCGCAACGTGGATTGGCTTGGCGACCGGTTGGGTTTCCTGTTCCACAGCCTCGAACGGCGATGACTTCGGCGCCTCGACAAGGCTAGGGTCAACTTGCTCGGACAAATCGTCGATGTCATCGCCCGGGTTGGTGTGCTGCTCACGTAGCGCCGCCATACGAGCCGAGGCCGTGGAGCTGACGCCTGCGATAGGCGTCGTGATCGGCGCCGATGCCGGATCAGTCGAGAGACCCTGCTTCTCGCGGCGGTAGACCTCGGGAAGTCGAGCATCGCCAAACACATCGTGCTCATTCAGCCGGTCGTACTCGTGTTCCGGCATTGTCACGATATCGCCCCGGTACGCGAGACGGAAAATTCCGTCTTTGTCCGTGTACCGGGCGATACCATGATTGATAGTTCCGGTCTTCTGCTTGATATCACTCACTTCGTGTCGTCCTTCCTTAGCCGAGTGCCCGCGACCAGTTGATTACGAACCCAGCCCGGTAACCTTGACCACCGAATACGGGTTAGTGACACCCATGACCGGGCGGACGCTGGACTGAACCCAGGTGGATTCGATTTCCTGCTCGCGCCACGTTTCGGTGTTAAGGCCCTGCTCGTACTCCAGGAAACCAACCTGCTGGGTGTCGACTACGTACGCCGTACCAGCGGTCACGCGGTTGGACGCGACAATCTTGATGCCAAACGAAGCCAGCACCAGATCCAGTTCCGCACCGTAAATGATGCGCAGCGAGGAAGCTTCGGCCGGATTCAGCAGCCACCTGTCGAAGGTGACGCCAAGCTCGGCTTGGTCCGCCAACAGCTGAGCGTGCGCGAAATCGGCGTGAGGCCACTTGTTGTTGGGCGTCTGACTAGAACCACCAACGATGACACCTCCCCAACCACCGGTGCCGCTATTAGCTCCGGTGAAGGTGGTCGCACCAGACAGAGAGGCAATCGCAGTGTCCAGAGCCGCGACCGCAAGGGTGTTGACCTTCTTTACGAGCGTGTTCGAGAGCTGTTGAACAGCATTCTCCAGCAGGCGAACATCGTTGCGGCGGCGAGCCTCATCCGTGACCCGAAACTTGCCACCGTACTTGCTGACGGTCGCGACACTCGGAACGGCGCGGCTGACGGTGACGGTCGGGAAGTTCGCGCCCGGTGCGACCTGCTCAACATCCTGATCCGTGTAAAGCTGGTTGGTGAGGATCTGGTCGTACAGAATGGCGCCGCCGTTGACCGGCAGGCCGGACGACTTAAAGATGAACGACACCAGGAAGTTCTGAAGCGAGATGTCGCTCAACCGCTGTGTGATGTACCCCGGAGAATTCAGCGCCTCATCAACGGTGATCAAAGTACCGCTGAGTGTCGGCGGGCCGAGGGGATACTCAACCGGCGAATTGACGTTAGCCATGATAGCCCATTTCCTTTCTTTGTCTCAGCGATACTTAGACGTACAGGCTGATTTCAGCGAGGCCGTTAGCTGCGCAGTTCTGAACCGCGTAACCAACAGCGATCCCCGTATTTTTGGTCTGTGCCATACCATTGGCACCAACCTCTACATCAGCACCAGCCGCGATAGTCGCGTTGGTTGCCTGAACCTGAACAACCTTGCTAGAGCCAGACGACACGGGGAAAGTGGTCGTAATAGCAGCATCGGTGCGCGCAACGCCGTGCGCCTTGGCCCCAGCGGACGTGGTGGCGTAGCTGATGTTGCCAGCGACCCTATCCCCCGAAACGGAGACGAACCGACCACCAACAACCGCTGCCGACGCATAGCCGGTACGTTCGTCACCATCGTCATAACGAGCGATGACAGTAGCCATGATCTACTTTTCCTTTCTTGGCTTAGCGGCCGTTACCGGTCGGGACGACCCACCGCTTGTCTGGCTTGACTTCGAGGACGGAAGCGGTGTCAGAGGCTCCCTGTGCGTGGCCGACCGGGGTAACCGGGATGGTTCCCTTCGGAAGGCCGTTCAGCGCCGCCAGCGTGGCCGTGCGGGCGCCTTCGGGGCCGGTACGCAGCGCGGCCAGCCACGACTCACGAGCGGCCGGAGCAATCCGACCATCCTCGATCGCAGCGCGCACCGCGTAGTCCCGGTCCTCCTCCTGCTGACGTTCGTGGGCCAGCCGCCCCAGCTCGGCTCGCTGCTGAAGCTCAGCGAACGCGGCGGCGTCCACGGTGACCATATTGGCACCAGCGGCCACTGGCTCGGCACGCTCGGTAAGCGCCTCCTGAATGGCCGCGTGCACGGTGTCAAAGTCGGCGTCATCCGCGACACCCACCAGCGTGCGAAGGCGAGTCATTTCGTTGTCTTCCACGACGGTATCCTTTCCGTGTTCGGTCGGTGTCTGTTCCGACGCCATGAAGTCGCGGCGCTTGGCGCGCGCTACGACGATTTCCGGCCGCGACTCAGCGGCCGAAGCATACTTGACGACCGGCTTGTTTTGCGCGACCGTCGCCGTAATATACGTGCGAAGAACCTGCGTCTGCTCGCCGAACGTCACAGTGCCATCATCGGCGACATTGTAACTAAACGACCACAGCGAGCCATCTGAATCATCACAAGCAATGATCTGCGCGGGGTCGATGAACATCTGTTCGACCCACATCCAGTAATTCGAGGCCATCGCCGGCAGATCATAGAACGCCGAAATCACGTCATCAACCGTAGCCTGCGCAGTTACCGCAGTCATGTTCTTTGCTCCCAACAAGATCGTTATAGGCTCACTTCGTTCATCGCCTTCGGACATCGCGACATCGTACAGCGCGGCGACATCTCGAATATTCAAAGACTCCAATGTGCCAATAGCTGGACGCTCCACGCCCAGCAGGGCGACAGCCGTCAACGCGAACGGGTGTTCATGACCAAGCTGGCAGATGTACGGATGGAACCCTTCAATCGACCTGTCAGGGTAGGCACTTCCGATAATCTCGGCGAACCACCGAGGCATACCGCAGTAGTCCCCGACCAATGTCGAGCCCATGGACACGCGCAAGTTGGTGACATAGCCAAGCGCAGGTTCGCCCACAACGGCCGGAGATTCACCACTAGCGCCGACCATTGTCCCGCCGGTCAGTGTATTGTGCCCCAACCTGAGCACAGGATTGCGTACAGCCGGGCAATCCATAGCGGCCACGGCCTGATACAGATTGTCGGCGCTGACATTGAACGTGCCTGAAGCTGCCCCCGACCACGAGCCAATTTTGATCAGCTCAACGTCACGTATCGTCACGAGCGGCGGCGCTTGCGGCGCGCTCAACTGTTGGCCGCTCATACCGGGTTATCCGTATTCGTCTCATTAGCCGGAATGTCTTTCTTCGGTAGCGGCGGAGTGTCACCCTGGTCATAAGCTGGGTTGCTAGGGCTCGGCACCGTCTTCGAAGGCAGGTCGAACACGCCACGCGTGTACTGCTCAAGCTCGCGGTCGGGGATGATCATGCCGGCTTGGCGCAGCCAGAGCAGCGTTTGCGCCGTAAGCGGCTGCTCAGTGCCGATCGGCTTGAATCGAAGTTGCGGAGCATTCTCGTCGATGCCGTAGTTCCAATCGACGATGTCCTCGACGATGTGTGCTTGCGCATTATTGCGAATCTCATTAGCCATGGACTGAAGCGACATGACGAAAAAGTCCTGAAACGCAGCGCCAAGAGCCCACGAGCCAGTCTGCTGGCCGAGGTTCAGGAAGTGCGCGAGCACGGCACGGGCCATCTGTTGATCATGATAAGCAATCGGCTCAGCGATGTTCGGTAGACTGCCCTGCACTCCTACCAGGTCCAACCGCGAGCCGAACGGGATGGCCGCTCCGGCTTCCTCACCCGCTCGGATCTTCTGTGCGATATCCCAGCCCGGAGCAAGATCTTCGCCGTCCTTGGCCCCCGTGTATACCGGCACACCCATGCCTTGGCGGCGCATCGTCATAGCCTGAACGCGCAGAAGGTCATCCTTCATCAGCCAGTTCTTATATGCGGCGCGCAGTAGGCTGCGGCCAATCCAATCACCGGGTTCCTGTTCGCTGACGTACCACACCAGGCGGTTTACCGGTATATCAATGAGGCCAACACCATTCGGAATGCCGCTCTGGCCGATCGACGGGTTCTGCGATATCGAAATCAGCTCACCGTTGTTGTCAGCCTCGAGCCGGACGATACGGCGAGGCATCCGGGGCCATAGGTTAAGTAGGTGAGCCTTGCCATCATCGCCAATGACGGCTTGCTGCTCGAAGTACATGTGGCCATAACGATGCGAAAGACCAACACCCCAGTTGAGATGCTTGAACCAGTCGAACTTACCAGCTACTCGACGTGACGGCGGCTCATCGGACCCCATGATGCGGAGGCCGAGATCCTGGCTGATATGCTGAACAACCTCATCACGGGCGCCGGCCGGGTCGATATACCACGTCGCACCGCAAATGGGAAGTCGAACAGCGCGCAGCACGCTGGTAACCTGCGATTCGGTAGTCATCGCATCGTACGTTACCAAGCTCATAGGCCATTTGAGCGAGGGATTGGTCTCGTGGGGGTCGAGATTCCATTGATACGGCGCGTGTTGAAGGACGGAACCGAGAACCGTCGTCGGCGCAACGTACGGACCAGCCACGAGACCTCCCTTCAATGCAGAGGCGATCCCGCGCGGACGCCGCTATCGGCGAAGATAGCAGGTTTAGAACTGCGCGCGCAAAATATCTACTCCATCGGCTGCGCTGACAGGTACATTAAATACGGCCGACGCGGCGTTTGACTTGGGCTTTTGCTGGTTAACCGTCGGTCGGTACGGACCCGTGCTTTTCTCTTCGGGTCGCAAGTAGGCCAGCAGGCCATACCGCGCTAGCATGATGGCGACCATTGGCGAGATGTCCGCCGATCCGCCCCGGTTAAGAGCCCAGCCGCCGGGTATGTCACGCTTCATCGCGCTAGCATTAGCTTCCATGATCAACGGATCATCGTAGAAGCTTAGTATGTCCGATTCGGCGTAAACCACATCATCAGCGAAGCCGCCGGTAGCCTGCGCCAGCTCGGCCGCCGTGGTCACCTGCGGCTCGAGGCCAACCGCCTTCAGGTCCACAGCCGTCGCCATCGCGTTGCTCTTGCCGTCGATGACTAGTGCGACCGGGTTCCACCTATGGATCAATGAAATAATGTAGCGCGTCAGGATAGGAGTCGGGGCTTCGTGCCGTCCAACCTCCACGTGAATGCCGTGGCTACCCACCTTCGTGGCCGCCGCGACCGTCAGCCACCGACGATCCGGCGACATGTCCAGCGCGAGGCAGACTGGCGAGTCAGGCTTGATCTCCACCTTCTCCACGACGTGCGCTCGCATTCTATCAACGGGCAGTAGCTCGTTCTGCTTCTGATCGCCCGGTGCTGGCGGCCACCATCCGATATTCAAGATCTCGACGGCGAACTCACGGGTGCCCAGACGCTTTGATTCAGCCTTCACGGTTTCTTCCGAGATTAGTGAATCATCGGAATTTCCTAGTGATGGATTAGCTTCGCGTACATTCCTCATGTCCAATAGCGGAAGTGGCATATCTTTAATAGGATTATCTGGGTCTGGTCCAGTTTCGGCAGACCATTCAAGATAGACGAGGTATGGGTCCAATTCTTCTTCCATGGCACGGCGCCGGAACCGGGCCAGCTCCTCGCCATACGGGTGGATGGTCTTGTCGACGGCCGTCGAGCCTATAACGACCTGCGGGTTGCGTTTAGTACGAATGGCCGGAGTCAGCGCTCCTAGCAGCTCTGCTCGTAGGTTCCACGCCTCATCCAACACGATCAAATCGCCGCCCAGACCACGACCCGAGCCAGCGGATCGTGTTTTGAATCGAATTCTAGCGCCATTGATGAAGCGGAGCGTATGAAATCCGTTCCTCACGACCGGCCGATCGAACTTTTCACGCAAAATAGGCGACGTCTGGATGAAACGATTCAATCTTTCCATGATTTCAATGGCGGTTTCCTCGCGGTGAGCCGAATATACGACGTCGCGCTCACCAAACAAGTAAATTCCGCCAATGATTCGAGCTTCAATGATGTCAGTCTTGCCATTCTGCCGAGCGCACAGAATACAAGCATCTTTACCGATCCATTTACGATTTTCGCCGTAGCTAAGTATTGAATTAATAGAAAATTTCTGCCACGGCAAGTATTTACGCCCGGCCATCTCCAGCAGCTCGATTACCTCCAGCCCTTTGGTGCCGATGGCGGGTGGAATGTTGGATATACGTGGAATCTGCGCGCCGGTCAGCGCCTCGACATCAATCCACCGACGATCTTCCGCTTCCTCGATCGCCGGAATCACCCGGCCCACGGTGATCCGCCTTCCACGATCTCGGTCAGCGCGGCTCGGCCGGCGTCGGTGAGCCGATAGAACCTGCGGTCACCGCCTCGGGTCGCTTGTGGGCTCCATCCATCGGTTATCCAGCCTTCCCGCAGCAACCTGTCCAGCATGGGATAGAGCGTCCCTGAACGGACGCCTGACGCCTTGCTAAGCGGGTAGCCGTAGTGCCGCGCGTCCGGTTCGGCCAGCAGCGCAGCGGCAACGCGGAGTAGCGCACGGGTTCGGCGCCAGCTCGTCATCACTCGTTCTCCTCGACAGTGGTTACTGATGTGCGCTCACGGTGAGCCCAGCATCGTATGAAAAGCACACTCCCCGCAATACACCTGCACTCGGGTTTCGTCCGGGCAATCAACCGGCGTCCAGAACTGCGACGGCAAGAAGGTCACGGCTTCGCCATCCGTGCAATCGTGGGTCAGCTGAACTAAACCTCCGGCGATCAGCAGAGCCTTGCAATTTCGGTTGTTCACGACGCACCGCCCCAGCGCCGCTCAGCGCGCTGTCGCAGCTCTGCGAGCTTGTCACCGGGCCGGTCAACCTGCGGCTCGGGCTCAGCGACCGGCACGCGGCCGGAAGGCTCCACGCTGGCGATCCCGTTCAGCACTTGCCGCAGCGTCCCGGCGGTAAGCCGGCGTTCAGTCACGATCTTATCGACCTTGATCACAACTAGGCCACCATCCATCTCGATTTCGAGGAAATCGTCGACCTCGCCATTGATGATCTTGTTGTAGCGATCCAACGTATCGAGCAGCCTAGCGGCTTCAACGAGCAAAACGAGTCGACTTGGGTTATCTTCGGTTTCCGCGTTCATGGCTTCAAGGAATGCCTGCCCGCGCGAACCAAGATCAGTCGGTCGGAGGCCATCCAAATTGCTCATTTCGCCCATTCCTCACAAAGCAGAAGATGATCATGAAAAGGGCCATTTTTTGAAATTGAGAGGGAGGGACGTTTTAC